TAAAAACCAAAACCAATGACATTTTATTACCAGACTAGTTCGTGGAATAGTCAACCACAACCAAACGAGGAAACTATTAATTTTTGGAAACATCTTGCAGAGAAAAAACACTGGAGAATAGTACAATTACCAAATGGATTTTTTCAAACCGAATACCAAGATCTTAATAATAAAGATATTTGGAACGACGTAACAAGGCGCGAAACATTAGAAGGAGCTGAGGCTGCCATAGATGCATCAATAAAGCACTATGAGAAAAAACTTCAATATGTTAATGGGCCAAAAGTCGTTAAAACTTTTAAATAAATAAAATTAAATTAAATTAAATTATGTCAGATATGATAGTAAAAAACCTTAGTTTTGGTGACGAAGCTAAGTATAAAGTATTTAAAGGTATAGAAACATTATCGCGCGCTGTTAGTTCCACTTTAGGAGCTAGCGGTCAGTGCGTTTTGTTAGAAGACTCTAACGGTTTCCCAACAATAACTAAAGATGGTGTAACTGTAGCTGATTCTATAGTATTGAGAGATCCAATAGAAAACATGGGTTGCACTTTATTAAAGCAAGCTGCTAGAAAAACAGTTCAAGAAGCAGGAGACGGAACAACTACAGCAACTGTTTTAGCTCATTCTATATTAAGCAACGTGTATTCATGTAAAGATACAGAAAAAACTACACGAGAACTAAAAAATGGAATTAATAAAGGTGTAAAAAAAGTAGAAAAATATTTAGAATCTATATCTTTACCTGTAAAAGATTTAATGATTGACCAAATAGCAACTATCTCTACAAATAATGATAAAAAACTAGGTAAACTTATTGCAGATGCTTTTAGAGCTGTTAATAATACTGGTGTGGTTATGATGGAAATGTCACAATCTGGAAAAACATGTCTAGAAGTAATAGAAGGATCACAATATCCCAAAGGAATAATAAGTCCACATTTTATAACAAATCAAACTAAAAAAACAGCAGAGTTAGAAAATCCATCAATACTTTTGGTAGATTCTCAAATAGATAACATAAGACAAATACAAAAAGTTTTAGAATATGTTATTAAAAACAACAAACCTTTATTAATAATAGGTGATATTGGCCCTGAAGTTTTATCTGCTTTAGCAATGAATAAAACAAAAGGTAATATAAAAATAAATGTAATTGAAGCACCTACTTTAGGTTTAAATCGAAAAGAAATGTTTGAAGATTTAGCTCTTCTAACAGGTTCTAAAGTTATTAATGAAGATTTAGGTGATGACATGGATTTAATACAGCCAGAGTATCTAGGAACTTGCTTAAAAAGCATAACTGACAATACTGAAACTATTTTGCAATTAGAAAGTTTAAATGATGATGTTTTACATATAATAAAAAACATTTCAAAAGAATTAATAACATGTAAAATACCTGACAAAGTTATAAGATTAGAAAAACGATTAGCAATGCTTGCAGCTAGAATAGCTATAGTAAAAGTAGGTGCTAATTCTGATATTGAACTTAAAGAAAAAATAGATAGGGTTGAAGATGCTATTTGTGCTACAAAAGCCGCAATAAAAGAAGGTATAGTTCCAGGTGGTGGAATTGCTCTATTAAATGCCTCACATAAAATTAAACCAGAATCTATTGGTGAAAAATTATTATTAAAAGCTATAACATCTCCTTATGTTACTATATTAAAAAACGGAGGTACTGTTATAAGTGATAAAAATTTTTTAAAAATAACACAAAACGAAGGTTTAGGTTTAGATGTTGTTACAGGAAATATGGTAAATATGGTAAAATTAGGTATAATAGACCCATTGTTAGTAACTAAATGCGCCTTAAAAAACGCGGCTTCAGTAGCGACAACAATAATTTCAACTGATTGTGTAATCAATAATTTAAGAATAGATGAAGGCAATAGGTAGAAATTTAATAATAGAAAAACTAGAAGAAAAAACTACTAAAACAGAAGGTGGACTTTTTCTTGGAGAAAAACACAGAGAAGATATTAGATACACACAAGCTAGTATATTTTCAGTAGGTGATGAGATTAATGGATTAAAAAAAGATGATATAATTTTTTTTGATAGACATGCTGGTCACAAAATAGAAGTTAATAAAAAAACTTATCACGTCATTAAATCTAATGATGTTGTCGTTGTTTTATGAGAAAGCTAGATGCAGGCGATTTAAAAAATCTTTGCTTGTTAAAACATTACCGTATAATACGCAAATGGGCTTGTAAGAACAACGGCTTAAATGACGCTGAGTTAGAATTATTAATATATTTAGATTGTATAAACCATTTTACTAAAAAAGATTTTAAAATGGGCACTTATTCTTATAGTTGGAACAACAGAAGATGGAATAAGTTATTGAAAGAAGGTTGGATAATAGTATGGAGACATAGAAATAGAACAACACAAAAATACAATATTTATACAATTTCTTTTAAACTTAAACAATTAATAAGTAGAATATACAGAATAATGTTAGGTGACGAAGATATACCTACTAGTTTAAGAAGAAACAAAATAATGAAAGGTGATTCGTATATTAATAAAGTTTTAATTACCTCTATAAAAAATGTTAATAAAGATAACAAATTATGAAAATAAATAGTCAAACTCCATTCACAAACAAGGCACAAGAAGCTGCCGATGGCATACATGGTAATTTTGATCAAAGAAATAGATCAATAAATGTCCCACTTAAAGAAGTTTCTGCTGATATGCAATTGTATAATTCAGTTTTTAATTCAAACGGTACTCCAACAGTAAACAATAGACAAACAATGCCAACTGGTCAAAACATAATAGCCTCAGCATCAACTATACCTCAACAAATAGCTAGAGTTTCTGCAATGGATCCGTCTATGCAAAATATGACTTATTCTAATCCAAAAGCAGTGACACAAAACGAACCTGAATATTCTTTTATGGATAATATAAATGATGGTATTACAGATTATAGTGCTAATTTAAAAAACGACCCAAATAGAAGTAATTTTTTTGGTACTTATAAAAGAACAAATCCTTCTTTTAACGCTAGAATAGAACAAGCAGAAAAAGAAGGTAAATCAAAAAAAGTTGCAAGACTTAAAAAAAGACAAAATAATTTTAATAGAAACCAAGGTGATGCACCTAGTAATGTTTAAATAATGGCAAGAAGAAAAATATCATACAAAGTTCCGCCTTTTAGGCAGTTAAATCCATTATATTCAAACCAACAATATGGTAATCAATCAGCTAGTATGTTTAGTGGTTCTGCAGGTTTTCAACCCACTATGATAAGAAATGAAACTACTATGAATGCTCATAATAATTATCCAGACATGGTAAGCATGCCAACTAACCCAGACGGTAGTGCTTTTAATAAACAACAAGCAATGATTACAGATCAATCACAGGCTCCACAACCATTTGTTCAACCTATGTCTACTATGCCAAGTACTGAATCAGATATTATAGATTCAAGCATGGATATAGCAACAGGAAAAGATATGTCAAAACCTATTGTTGATCAAAATCCACAAAACAAATTAGAACAATTATACAAACTAAGTTAAAAAAAAAATATGCATAGTAATAAATACGATCCATCAATGGAAAAATTAAAACCAGGTCAACACGTTGGCGTGGTAGGTGAATCTCACATATGGGACGGACCTTTAGATCAAGCTGGTAGACCTCACGGCAAAGGAGCTAGTAACGGAATAACAGGAATGCAAATATTAAAAGCACCATCAATGTATAAAGCTGGACCAATAACTACATTAGCAAAAGGTTCTAGAGGTATGGAAATGGAATAATGGGTATTTTAAAAAAAATATGTAAAAAAAGTCCATTAAAAACAAGTGGTCATGGTGGCGCTGCTAATCATTTTCATAACTATGAATTAGATAAAAACAATGCTAAAAAATACAAAACTTTTAGACAAAGTTTAGAATACAAATATCCTATTCAAGATTTTGTTGGTGATGGCAAAAGATTTAAACACTCTAATCAATATTCTCACATGATAACTAAAAAAATAGAAGGATATCATGATATGATCAATGCACCTACTATAAAAGATCCAAAGCAAAAACCAAAAAATTAACATAAATAATTAAAAATTAAAAAAATGTCACACAAAACAAATTCTTGGGAAGAAGAAGACGTAAAAAGAGGTAAAAAACAACAAAAAGAAGGTCACTTAGGCCATGCTAGAGCTTTATTTGATGATGCTCACGGTAGTTATAACTATAATGGTCATAATTCAACAGGGGCTGAACATCATGATGGTCATCCGTTTAAAAATATAACAATGCATTTTACGGGAGCTAAAGAAAGCGCTGCTAAAAACAAAGGAGTTCTTTATAACAAAGGAATGATGAATCATCCAGCTAAAATGAATGATTATGGAAATCCAGCAGGAAAAGAAGTAACTATTGCTTCACAAAAAAAATTATTGGCTAGCGATGCTAGTCCAGAATTTAAAGCTGCTATAGCTAAAGAAAAACCAATTAAAATGAGTGAAGATTTATCTAATCCTGTATTAAGTGATGATATGAATCTTACTGGGCAAGGGTATGCTCAAGACGAAGGCGGAAACACAAGTATTATGCCTGCGCTTAGAAACTTATATGGTATGAGAAAATAATAAAACGGAATAAACCGTATAAATTAAAAACAAATATAACCAAACCAGGCTTAACGGCCAAAAACAAAAAACAATTATTATGGCAAACAAATTTTTAAAATTTAACATTTCAGCGCTAGCAGGCGCTGCGGGACTTTTAGCACAAGGACCTCAATTAGTAAACGCAGACGATATATCAAGTGTAGTTTACGATGCAGCAACAGGTATATTATCTATTGTATTAAAAGGATACGCGACTACTGCAGCAGCAGGAGCTGACGTAGCTCAATCAATGTCAGGTAGAGTTATTTCTATTGGATGTAGTAGTTCTCCATCAGCAGCTGTAGTTCCAACCATCACAAACGGAAGACAGTCACCACAAAAAGCAGTATACGCTGCAATGACTGCTAACCCAGGAGGTGTACAATCAACTGTGCAATTAGGATTAGATAATGCTGCTACTCCAGTACAAATGTACTTTACATCATTTGCAATTGCAACTGCAGTAATAGCATAGTTAATTAACTAACTTTTAAATATCCCTGTAGCTTAATTGTTGCAGGGTTTATTTAAATTAAATAAACAAGTATGAGTTTTAAAATGAAAGGCGCGCCTTATTGCGCATGTAAATTGTCCACGCCCATACTACACGTTGATATGGAAGATGGGACATTGGGTATGGCTACAAATAATGGTAGTATATTAATAAATAAAAATATTAAAGACCCTAAACAAGAAGAAGATGTTACAGATCACGAAATGGTTCATGTAGATCAAATTAAACGTGGTGATTTAGATTATGATGATGATAATGTATATTGGAAAGGTAAAAAGTATTCAAGAGCTAGTATGAAAGAAGGTGCTAAAAGCTTGCCTTGGGAAAAAGAAGCTTATAAAAAAGCATAAACATGGGACTAAAAAAGAATTTTTTTAAAGGATTACAAAACGGTATAAATACCAGCCCAATAAAACAAGAAAACGGTGTTGATAAAAAGTTTCCTAATATTGTAAAGAAGGTAGCTAATGACAATATTGTTAATAATAATTTTTCAGCAACAATAAAATCAAACTTACCAAGTCTTAATTCACTTGTTGATCCTAGAACAAACTTAAATCCGTACAAACCAAGTGAATTTTACAACACAATAAATCTTACTGATAACGAAAACCTTAACAACGAGTATAAAAACATAAAATTAAAAATGATGATTAAAAAATATCCTGAAGCTAACGTTGAGGATTTAGAAAATTATATTTTTAGCAATAAAACTGGTTTAAAACCAAGTGAATACGCTTTAACTCCTGAAGGTTATAGTTATGAAAATGCTCAACAAAATTTTATTCCATGGTATAACAGTGAGCCGATTAATGACGCTAATATGATACAAAGCGGTCTTATAGTAGATGATAGAGATGGCGCTGGTAGTTTTGGTGGTGGAGAAACTTACAGTCTTCAAAACCCAAAAATTAACAACTCCTTGTTTGGATTAAGTCAAGAAGAAAAAAAAGCACATTATTACGATCGATTAAATCAAATAGATCGATCAACTGCAATTGGTCAACACGAGTATGATAGTAAGAAAAAAACTATAGATCATTTTACAAATCCAATCGCAGTGCAAAGATTTTTAAATCAAGGTCAAACTTCTGGAACTAACGCTAATAATAGTGATAAACCAGGTGAATTAGCAACACAAGGTGATTTAGACATGATGCTTAATGGTTTATTTGATAAAAAATATCAAGCATCAGGTAGTGGCTCAACATTGGGCTCTGTAACTCCTGGTGATGCTAAACACAATTTTTCATTAAAAAATGAGTTTATTAATAGTCCGTTTTTTGATCCAAAAGAAGCTAAATACTCATCAAGAAGCACAACAAAAACCCCTTTTCAAGGTTTTACCTCTCATGAATTAACTAACATAAATCCAACTATATTAGAAGGTGGTCATGATCCAAGGGCTATTAGTGATTTTAAAGAAAACACATTTAAACAAGTTGGTGCTCATGAAAATTTACATTTAACGGATATGGATAGATTTATGGACCCTGCTATAAGGTCAGTATTAAGACCATCTAATACTCGTGGTGGAAGAAAAAAAGATTGGGGAATGAGTAATCCTGTTTACAATAGTAGTCCAGGAGAAATGTATGCTAATTTCTTTGAATTTAGAGAATTAATGGATATGGAACAAGGAGAACAGTTTGATATGAAATCTTTTGACAAAAGAATAAAAGATAAAAAAATTAACGTTGGAGCAGGTAATGATTTTTTAAATGATTTTACAAAAGAATCACTAATAGAAGCTTTAAACACTATTGCAGACGCAGATAAAAAAACACCTGGTAAAAATAAATTTGAGGATTTAAAAATGATGCAAGGTAATATGAATACAGAAGTAGCGTAAATAAATTAAAAACATGTGATTATATTAATATAACAATTAAATTTAATTATATGAAAAACCTTATTTTAACACTATGCTTTCTTTTTACTACAATTTTATTTTCACAATCTAAATATGAAGATTTTGTAGGTAACTGGGAAAGTGACAAAACAGAATATACTTTAGTTATATCAAAACATTTTGCTAAAGATCATTTTAAGTTTTTAAATTACAAAGAAGTTTTTAAAACTACAGAAACTGGTCAACAAATAGTAGATATAGAATATTCTGAAGAAGAATTTGTAAAAGTTGAAAATGAAAAAATACATACTTTTATAGCATGGGAATACGGCGATGACACAGAAAGTTATTATTGTGATTTAGTTTATGAAAAAGTAACTAAAAATAAATTAAAAGTTACATTTACAGGATCATCAAAAATGGTTTTGTATTATAAAAGAAAAAAATAAATGAAAAAAAAATTTAACGAAACTAAAGTTGGAAAGTTTTTAAGCAAAGCTGCTCCAGGTATATTAGACTTAGCTGGTGATGTATTGCCAGACGCTGGTGTTTTTGGTTTAGTTAAAAATTTAATAACTAAAGACGAAAACTTACCCACAGAATTTAAAGAAAAAGCATTAATGTTGTTAGAACAAGATATGATAGAAATGCAAGAAATATCAAAACGATGGGCTAGTGACATGAAATCAGACTCATGGCTTAGTAAAAATACTCGTCCAATGTCTTTAATATTTCTAACTGTAATGACTATAGCTTTTATATGGGTTGATAGTCATGAAACATTATCATTTACAGTAGAACAAGAATGGATAAGTTTATTAAAAACATTAACCGCGACAGTATATGTAGCCTATTTTGGTTCACGTGGTGTAGAAAAATTTAAAACAATAAGTAACAAATAAAAAAAATAAAAAATGGGACAATTTCCAACAAATGACGGTATTATAGGGATGGCTATGCCTTTAACAGGTTTAGTAGGTGCTCCAAATGCATTACCTGCTTGGGTTTTTCAAAATCAAACAGGTGTTTTAGGTAACAATTTAAACGGATCTGTATTATACGTTGGTGTAACAGGTGATATATCAGTTATATTAGGAGGAACTAGTTTAAACTCTGTAAGCACATTAAGTTTATTATCTGGAGGAAGCGGTTATACTAATGGCGCGCAAACTAACTTAAATACAACGTGCTCCAATAACATGGCACAAGATTTAACTATAAACGCAACAGTGGTTGGAGGCGCTATAACTGATCCTACTATAGGTAATTCAGCTGGTAGCGGTTATAATGTAGGTGATATAGTTACTGTAAATGGTGCTGGAGGAACAAACGCAACAATTACTATAACAGCTGTAAACGATGGCGTGCCAGTTTCTGCTCAAGCAATAACATTTAAAGGAGTTCAAGCAGGATCAATATTACCAGTAGTTGTAGATTACGTTACATCGTTAACAACAGTAGCAGCAACTGATATAATAGTAGGTAGATAAATAAATAAATAATAACAATTAAATTAAATCAAAATGAAAAAATCAGAAGAAACAGTAAAAGCAATGATAACTGAAGAACAGTTAAAGTTATTGCAAGATCAACAAGGTAAATTAAATGAAATGCTTAGAACAATAGGTGTTTTTGAAATACAAAAAAGTAATGTATCAAAAGAAATTGAAGTTTTAAGTAAAAAAATTGATTCTACTAAAAAAGAACTAGAAGAAGAGTACGGTCAAATTAACATCAATCTACAAGATGGAAGTTACACAGACATCGAAAAAGAAGATGCAAAATAATATTAGAAAAATAAGCATTGGATCAGATTATAAAAATGATGCTATGCATTATGCTGTAGGTCAACAAGTATATGGTGGACATGAAATATCTCATATACTTTTAAACGACACGGATAAATCCTATAATATATATATTAAAAAAAACAACGAGGTATTGCCATGGAAAAAATTTAATTCTAACATGGCTATATCTGTTGAGTATGACTTAGAATATTAATGAAAAGTTTGTATGATTTTATTGTAGAACCTTTAGGTGAAACTTATAGTAATGAAATAAATATTGATAAAAAAAAACTTATTCTTAATACTAAAATAGAAAGTTTTAAATTTGTTAATAGACATGCTATAGTGAAACAAATTCCTTTAGCTTATAGCACAGGTGTTAAAGTAGGTGATATTATTATATTACATCAAAATGTTTTTAGAGTGTTTTATAATATGCAAGGTAAGAAAAAACAAAGTAGATCTTTTTTTAAAGATAATTTATATTTTTGCTCTTTAGACCAAGTTTATTTGTATAAAAATAAAAATGGTTGGAATTCGTTTAATGATAGATGCTTTATACAACCTATAAAAAACTTAGACGATCTAAGTACTGATAAAGAAAAAAGCCTTGTTGGTATATTAAAATACGGAAACAACAGCTTAAAACATAAAGATATTAACCCTGGAGACTTAGTAGGTTATACACCTAATGGAGAATGGGAATTTATTGTAGACGGAGAACGTCTTTATTGTATGAAATCAAATGATATTATTATAAAATATGAATACGAAGGAAACGAAGTTAAATATAATCCAAGCTGGGCACATAGCAGTTGAGGAACTTATTAAAGTTGCTAAAGAAGCTATTGTAGATTCAGATGAAGATATATCAGCTGACAGACTTAAAAACGCTGCGGCAACTAAAAAACTATGTATATTTGATGCTTTTGAAATACACAACCGTATTATAGAAGAACAAAACATGTTAGACGAAAAACCTAAAGAAATTAAAAAAGAAACCACATTTCGTGGTTTTGCTGAAGGAAGATCTAAGTAATGTATAAACAAACTTTATATAAAGTATTACCTGACCATGTTAAACCTAAGGTTCTTAAGAGAATGAATAGGTATAAAAAATGGGAGTATGGATATAATGAAGATCATGATATGATTGTTATATCTAAAACTGGACAAATTGGAGAGATTTATGAAATTCAAAATCTTAAAATAGCTTTACCTAAACCAAATAAAGTTCATGAGTTTAAAGAAAACAAATGGACTAGATTTGATTATCCTAAAGTATTACGTAGAATAAAAACAGTGTTTGATTGGAAAGAATATCCTGATGACTTTAAAGAAAAATGGTATGATTATATTGACAATGAATTCTCTCGTAGAGAAGAAGGTTTTTGGTATTTTAATAAAAGCATTCCTACTTACATTACTGGCACTCATTATATGTACCTGCAGTGGTCCAAGATTGATGTTGGGCAGCCAGATTTTAGAGAAGCAAACCGTCTCTTTTTCATATTCTGGGCCGCATGCGTTGCGGATGAACGGTGTTATGGTATGTCCTATCTCAAGAACAGACGTTCAGGCTTTTCGTTCATGGCATCAGGTGAATGCGTTAATATGGCGACCATATCAACCGACGCACGTTTTGGGATTTTGTCCAAATCTGGCGCCGATGCTAAGAAGATGTTTACAGATAAGGTCGTACCGATATCCGTTAATTATCCCTTTTTTTTCAAACCGATCCAAGACGGTATGGACCGTCCAAAGACCGAGCTTGCCTACAGGGTTCCAGCCAGTAAATTTACCAGAAGAAGTATCACCTCTTCCGACAAAGCCGAGGATCTTGCCGGGCTTGATACTACCATCGACTGGAAAAATACAGGTGATAATGCCTATGATGGTGAAAAACTCAAACTCCTCGTCCACGATGAGAGTGGAAAATGGGAAAGGCCTAACAACATCCTTAACAACTGGCGTGTTACAAAAACTACCCTTAGATTAGGTTCTAGAATTATAGGAAAGTGTATGATGGGATCAACATCAAATGCTTTAGACAAAGGAGGTAGAAATTTTAAAAAATTATATGATGACTCAGATGTTACAAAAAGAAACGCAAATGGGCAAACACGTTCAGGACTCTATTCTTTGTTCATTCCTATGGAATGGAATTACGAAGGATACATTGAT